CTAAATCATTAAACACTGCGTTGTTGATAAATGCACCTTTAAGAGTCCATTGTTCAATTTTATCACCAACAGGTCCTAACATAAAGATATTAACATCTTTCTTATAGAAATCTGCATATCCATCTCTACCTGTTAGAGATTCGTGAGATGTTCTTACCCACTCCATTACTGACTGTGCACCACTTGGTACAATAGGGTCATAAAGAGTAAGTTCGATATCTTGCCACTCACCTTTACCTTTGAGTTGTCTCTTAACGTTAATGTGGTCAAGAGTTACCTTTTCAAACTGAATTGAAGGTCTATTTGCAACTCGAATCAAATACGAAGGGATACCATCAATTTCCATGATGTATCTGTTCTTCATCTTCGGTTCGAAGTTGGTGTAGAACATTTCGTTGAATTCTAATACTTCTGCCATTTTTTATTTCTCCTTTATACTACTATAAATATAGTTTTCCTTTATTTTTTAATTATGCCGTAAACGCCGCTCCAGTCGGTAATATGTTGAAATCAATTACGATGAATTCAGCAGTCTTAGTAGGTTGTAAATAAATTGCCCCTGCCAAGATGTTTCTATCAATTACATCTGGTGTATTGTTTGTTTCATCCATTACCACTCTAAACGCATATAATCCTTGTCTTTGTTGTATTCCTTCTAAATAAGGATTAACTGTGTTTAAGAATTTAGAACGAGTTGTAGCCGTATTTTGTTCGAATACAAGGTATCTTGATGTAGATGCAATGTATTTCTTAACTTTGATTAATAATCTTCTTACGTTAATTCTATCAAGTGCCGAAGCTTTATCTTGTAGAGTTTTCTGTCCAAATGCTACGATTCCTTCTCCTGGGAACTGAGCGATTGGGTTAATCTTTCCTTCATATAGTGTATCTCTTTCAGCATGTGTTAATCTGTTTAGTACAGATACCGCACCTACGATACCACCTCTGTTTAAACCAGCTGGTGCAAACCATTCAGCTGCAACTGCATCGTTTGCTGCGTAAATTCCTGGCATCAATACTGATGGTGGAACTGAAGTTAGTTTATTGGTTCTTGAATCGATTGTTTTAACCCAAGGATAGTAAGTACCTACATAGTTAGAATCAACTGCCCCACCTTGTGAAACTGCCTGGTCAATTGTATCATTATAATCAGTTACATCACCAATGAAGAATGCATCTTCTCTAGCTTCTACCATATCAGTTACTTTATCAAACACATAAGAGTGTAATCTTCTTACAACACCAGGTGCAGATACCAAGTTGATATCAAAATCATCAGGGTTAGATACTGCATTGATTGCTTTTACATATGCAACTGAACCACTAGCGGTTGAAGTTGATAAGTTAAATCCTTGTGAGTTACCAGCACCCCAATCAGAATCACCTGCTTTTGCAGCTTTTACTGTTGGAGATACACCATCAAATCCACCTTGGAATCCAACTAATAGTTGTCTTTTATTAACATCAACAGGTGCAGAACCTGTTAGTTCATATGATAATTGAGAATCGAATGCAAATACTACGTTTGAACCAACACCTACACCATCAGGAAGAGGAGATAGATAATGTCCATTATCAATCTTAGTTACTGATGTTTCTAAATCAATACCACTATAAAGTGTAGAATTAGATGCAGTGTTTGAATCTGAACCGGTTGTGAAAATAACAACTGGAACTTCAGTTTCAGTAGTTGTTTTAATTGGGTTAGAGTAAGCAGCATGTCCGAATGGTCCTGCTGTTACTGGGAACGAACCTTCTGTTGAACATTCAACTCTAATAAATTTAGAGTTATTTCTATAATCACCATTTAAAGTTTGTTTTCCATTTGAATCAATAGTAAGATTCATATCACCAATTACTTTCTTGATGTAGTTAGGTGATGCAGGGTCTAAATTAACATTTGTAAATGTTTCAAGAATTGAAGTTCTTTTATTAGTATCAGAATAACCACGAACTGCAACAGAGAATGTTGAATAGTCAGTAGCATTTGATGAACCTGCCGCCTTAACATTAAAGATAGCAATTTTATATTCTTTATTGTAGTTAGAACCATCACCAAGAGTATGGAATCTGAAAAGGTCATGTCTTTCACCTGATATCAACTGAGATTTAATCCAAGGAGTTGTTGCGTGTTGAATATCATATGAGAAATCTTGGTCTGGTAAAGTTTCTAATACTACCTGAGCACCTGCCGTTATTTCATCAGATTGGTCAGTTGCCGCTTTTTCAAAGTATTTGTAAACATATGCATTTTTAGAACCACGAGCTGATTCACCAAATACATCTGATAAGTCATTTGCTGCTGATGGTAGTACTGATGCTGATACTTCGGTTCCTAAATCTGAACCACTAATTGAGAAAGCTGATGCTGATACTTGAGAATCAATAACTAAATCAGTTAAACCAACTGATTCATCTCCATTATGAGTTACAAATAATGAACCCACTACTTTAACACCACTTGAACCACTAACTTTAATAGCTACCGGTGAAGTGTGTGTATAACCACCAACGTGTCCTACACGAACGATAGTTACTGTCCCAGCTTCTCTTAAATAATTTTGTACGGTATATCCTGTATAGAAATCTCCATTAGGTGTTCCGAATATTTCTTCGAATTCTGATTGTGTATTAACAACGGTTGGTACGAATGCAGGTCCTTTATGGAATGGTCCAATTATTGCTGCTCCTATTTCACCAATCCCTTGTGCTAAGAAAGAAAGGTCATTTTCTCTCGTAAATACACCAGGTGATACAATTTTTTCTGCCATTTTATATTACTCCTCGTTAATTTTTGTATATAATACTCTTTATATAAGTATAAATAAGTTTTCTGAAAGATTATTTATTCTAATAATATTCCAAAGATATGGAGAACCTTTTATTAGGTAAACCATTCGGAAAATGTGTTCCATGATAACTATTTGGTCCTGCTACGAAAAAACAAGAATTACCACCAACGAAAGGAATTTCTTCTATTTCAGAAGAATATTCTTTTGTTTTGTAGAATCTTGTTCCATAATCTGTATAGTCAATTCCATCTTTTGTTAAGAACGCTACTCCCTTATAAATACCACTTGTAGTTGGTAAACCGTTAGCAAGTGCATATTCTCTTATCTCAGTAGGGTCATCTGTATGTGGTGTTAATGGGTGTTCTCTATAATCAGATGTAATAGTTAATCCCATTCCCCATTCACATGGTCCTCTTTCGTTAGTTTTAAGGGGAAAATGTCTAACAACAGCTGGGTTCTGAAGTTTTACTTTCATATTGTGAGATATATCCCACCATCTTTTTTCTTCAGCTGAACCTTCTTTTAACGGAACACCTACATTATTCATTACAACTGAATTATTTTTACACCATTCTATGCCATGTGTATCCAACTTGTGTTTATCTTGTTCTAAGACAAAAAAAGATAAATCGTTTATAGATTCTTCATGGGGTAAACATGCTTCTTCACATATATTATATAAAAAATCTTGGTCCTGTTTGGATATTAGATTTTCTATTGTAAGATAAGTGAAAGGTTCAGTTCTAACATCTATTCTCATTTGATATTCTTACTTCGTTGAAGCTTCAGTAGTTTCAGTAGTTGGCGTAAACTCTCCAGTTGCTGGGTCATAGTTTCCATCGCCATACTTATCATTTAATCCTTTAAATAATTCTTGTTCTTTTTGTTGAAGTTCTGAATGTTTTTGAATTAATTGTTTTTGAATAGAATCAATTTCATTAATTCTTCTTTGTTTTTCAATTTCAATTTGTCCTAATTGTGTAAATACATTTGAAACTTCTGTTCTTAGTTGATTGATTGAACCAACTTCTTCTTTTGTAAATTTTACTGTTTTTGCCATAACTTAATTAATTTATTTATATATAAATATATACATTTTCACAAAACGTAAAAAATATTAAAGTGTAAACGTTAAAGTTGTTGAGTAACTACCAAGAACACCATATTTTCTAGCCGCAACTCTTGCATAATATGTAGAACCTTGAGTTAATCCAAAGAAACTATCACCAATTTCAATTCCAGTTGAATTCCAGTTACTATAATCATGTGTGGGCGATGAGAAATCAGAGTTATTATCGATTTGTACTTTGTAATCAGCCGCTCCTGCAACTGCAGTCCAAGTTAAGTTAGGGTCTGTGTAAGATAGACCTGTTACTGTTGCTGGAGTTGGTGCTGTGAATGAGTTAGCTCCTTTATTGTGAGTAATATATCCATTGATTAAATAAGTATCTTGTGTTTCAACATCAATAGAAACAACTTCAGTTTCAGATTCAGAACTCGTAATTGATGTAATTTCAACTTCTGAGTTATCTTCTCTAATTAAAAAATCTCCAACTTCTAAATTAAGAGTAGGTTTGAATAAAAATATACCATCTGATTTTACTAATAGTGGATGTTCTCCTGTTACTTGAAGTGCACCATCATTAATATTGTATATTCTTTCTGCAAAAGAAAAAATAACATTAGTTACAGTTACATCTTCAGAAGTAGTTGATAAATTAGTAGTATTCCAATCCATATAATTAGAATCAGAATCAGAAGATAATCCGCCGATTTCAAAACCTTTTAATACATCACCTTCTTGAACATCACCTGCAGATATGGTTGTTCCATCTGCTTTGGTTACAGGTGTATCTAAAGTTAAACAAAGTGCTGCAGCATTACCATCATAAGTATCAACGACATATACTGCTTTATCTTTATTAGTGTTATATCCTGTTGCGTGGTCATTGAATCCATCTGCAAATACTACTCTAAGAGTATTTGTAGTATTTGATTCTCTTACTGTTTGTGAAGCATCCGCAGTATTTTCACCAGAAGAAACTGTAATATTATAATCACCATCTTCTTTTGAAATTGTTGTACCAGATGGAACCGACCAAGTGAAGTTTGCTGCTCTTTGTTTAATTTGGATAAATCTACTTCCCTCTCCACTAAACCCTAAAGTATAGGTATCTGAGTTATTTTCTGGCAGATAAGCATATCCACTAATATCACCAACTGAATCAATTGCGTAGTTATCTAGTGATGTTTGAGTACCCGCACCCCCATTGAATGCATCTAAAGATACATTTGAATTTTGTGTTCCTTCTAATGCTCCTGCTAACGCATTTAATGATAAAGTATCTCCTGAACTTCGTGCCATATTATATTTCTCCTATATATTATAAATATTGAGTAAATCTTCTACCCACTTATCTTTGTTGGTAAAATTATCAATCATATATTGTTTTAGATATAAAAACCACTTATTTTTTTCTTCGTATGAGGTTTCTTTTAATCTATTATAAATATCATCAAATTCTTTTTTATTTGAAGCTCTATATGGATATTTAAAATCCTTACACCAAGTTTCATGTAAAATTGGTAATTTTCCTCTATCTACTGCCTCAAATATAGAATATCCAAATGGTTCAAATGTAAATGCAGAATGTGATATCCCCCAATCCATATTGTAAAAAGTATCTTTAAATTTAAAATCATAGTGATACATTTTTATTTTTTTTAAATCTAATTTTTGATTTCTTTTCCATAAACTTTTAAGTAAATGAGAATCTGTAAAAGCATATCCTTCTTTTCTTTCCAAAAAATGTGGATTCTTTCTTCCCTCACATCTTGCAGCAAATCCTATTTTATTTGATTTACTTAAATCTAAGTTATGTTTAAACTCATAAAAATTTGGTATATTTGTATTCTTATGAATAATATTAAACAAACCAATCCAAATATTATGTTTAGCATATCCAACCATATCCTTTTCCCATTTAGAATCATGAAAGGGATGGTCTGATACTGGTACATCACTTACAACACCAGGCATTAGAATATGTCTTACTGAATTATGTAGAACATTTGAATAAATTTTATGTTTATTATCAACTAATACTTTCATGGGAGTATAATGTCCATGTAATATATTTATTCTTCTACAATCATTGATAATTTTTTCAAACTTTAGCAAATCATCACCTTTCCAATGAGTTTCTATTGAAAATTTATAATCCTCATATCCTTTTGGTTTGTTTCTATCAATTAAAAGTACAGGTTTAACTTTTAATTTTGGTGCAATTTCTTCTAACCAAATATTAACCCATGTATCAGTTCCAGCGTTTACCCAAGGTCCTCCACCAGTTGTGTAATAAACATCATACATTATAACTTAGATTCTAATTTTTTTATTCTTTTTAATAATTCTTTATTTTGTTGCCATAGGATAGCAACCATAGATTCTAATCTTATATGTCTTTCACCATCATTACCTTGATATTGTACTAATTCTGGATTAGTTTTTTCTAATTCTTGACCAACAAATCCATAATCTTTACCATAAAATTGATTTTGGCCGAGATTCCAATTGAATTCATATGATTCAATATTTTCTAAGTGTTCTAATGCTCTTTTAACAGGTTTTCTATTATCTTGAAACCTGGCATCTTGTAATTTTAAATGTCCTTTATCCATATATAAATTTTTATTCTATCAAACTAAATCTTTAAAAGCTCTAATTTTTTGCCAACCAGCTAAAGTAGCTACATATCCATTACCCGCATTAGCTACCCAAGTTAAATCTACATTTCCTTCTAAATCAAATTTCCATACAGTTCCCCATGCACTTCCCCAATAATTAGTACCATTCCAATAATCATTA